TTCTTTGAAATAACCTTAAAGCCATTTTCGGAGCGGACTGCTCCATTGAAAGTTGTATTACCCATTGTAGTCTCCTGTCTGGGTTAGTCCAAAATGTTCCACATGGAACAATCGGTCAGGATAAAAAAATAGTGGCCCCGAAGGGCCACTCAAAGTGCTCTAGCTAGAGCCTGGAGATCCGTAAATTCCAAGTGGGTCTGACACTCCAAAAGAGTATCGCTCCCTGGCCTTGTATCTCACGTTACCAGTATCGAAGTCACCGTCCATAGACGTTTCTAGCGGAGTACGCTCGAACATCTTCATGCCATTCGGTACATCGGTGATGATGAAGAAAGCATTGCTGTCAGTCAGGTAGTGATTGACTGCATAGCCTTCTGGGATCGCACCCATGTTACGAATCGCGTTGATGTCGTTATCCGCCGTGCCAACACGCTGAGTGGTTTCCAGCAGGCGATCTGCCGTAAACATCAGTGCGGGAGGAACGATCAAACGACGTGGACGTGCAGCGATCAGAAGACCGCGCTCATCAGTGAACGCAGCGATTTCGATAACCGCATTTTCGAGTGACGTTTCGTTCAAGTCAGCACCAGTAGATGGACGGTTAGCATTAGTGCCACCGTTTACTAATGGGTGCGAGGCGTTGAACAGGGTTACACCGTCTCCAGACTGGAAACTGGTGAAGCCATTGTTCAGTGAGTTCGCTGCTTTGACTTGCTTTGTGTAAGCCATAGCGCGAGACAGCGCCTTGGTATAACGAGCAGAAAGAGAATCGTAGAGATTATCTTCCATAGCTTCCTCGGTAATAGAGAAGCCCATCGAAATTGTCTCGTGATTATACCTAGCCGTGAAAGACTCTTGCGCTGAGTCATAGCTGGTTGCCGCGCCTTCTGCCTTAACAGGGGCCGCTGCAAAGCCTGACAGCTTTACCTCTTCCTCGAACGAACGATCAGAGCTTTCTGTCTCATAAATGAGAGTGTGCTCATCTTCGTATTTTTCGTACTCCAAACCAAACAGGGCGTTAAGCCCAGGCAGGAGTTCTTTAAGCATTTGCGCTCTTGAAATTGCCATTGCCTAATCCTCCTTATACGCCGAGCTTGGTTTC